TTTCTTAAACTCCTCGTATTCCTCTTGAGAATCGAAAGATTTCGCAATAGAAAACATAGCAGTCTGGTTAGCTGGAACACTAACGACTGATACCTCAAAAAGTTCGGCGTCTTTTATCTTATATCCGTCAGTTTCATCATTATAATCAGCATCCTTGACTCTGAAACCAACGGAAAAGGCTCCAAGAACGCCGTCTTTTATTAAATCTTTTATTTCACCTGCTGATTTAGAGATTTTTGCTCCCACCTCTAAACCCTGTTCGCTTACTTCCATAGAAGTAGCGCGACCAATCGGCTTATTATAGTCATGATTGAACAAAATTATAGGATTTTGTTTAAAATTCTCTAATCCATTTGATTTTGTCCATGCATCATGGTTAATAACATCTCCAGTACGATCCAAAGCATTAGTAGAAGCCAATCCTGAGATTTTTATGCTACCGTCTTCGCCCTCGCCTAGAGTTTTAAAAGTGTTAGTCCAATGAAAAATTTTCTCCATTATCTACCTCACTTTTTCGCTTTTTTGGGAGCTGCTTGTGCTTTCTTTGGAGCCGCTTTCTTTGGTGCTACAGCCGCTTTCGGGGCTGGAGCAGGAGCTGCTTCAGGGTTAGCTTTGGCCCATTGGTCTGGAAAGTTAGATCTTACCATTCCTTGCATGCGAGCCCATGACCCAAAAGGTCTTTTTGCTACCATATATCTTATGGGAGCATCATCGGCTTCTTTATACTCAGAAGGAGTCATCATCATACCTTTTTCAGCAAAATAATCTGCTAATTGTTTAAGTATCGCTTTCTTGTTCGCCATTATCCTGTTCCTCTTCTTGTGGTGGTCTTCCACCTTCTTCGGGGTTCGCTGCTGAACCCGCTATATTTGCTGGGACTCTTAAATCGTCATGTCCTTCTAAAGGTTCATGTCCTAAAGCTTCCCTAGCCTCATTTGGTGCCATAATGCCAGTATTTACAAGAGTAGCATAATAAGATGCTTGATCTCTTAACTCTGGTTGTAAGGCTGGAATTTCTGTTACATTCTCAGTTACCTTAAATCCAAAGTACCTTTCAAAAGCATAACCAATTTTTCTTACTATTGGAAGTATTGTTTCCAGATAGTATAGCCTATGGTTAGGTCTAATGTTAGCATTATTGCCTCCGTCTAAAAGAATAGGTGGTACACCCATTGCTTCTAGAATAATTTTCTCATTTGCGTTAATGGAAGCTTGAAAGTCTAATTCTTTAAAGTTAATTTTTGTTAGATCATCAACTTCAATCCCTCCATCTAAAATAAGTGGCCTTCTACCGCCATTTTTAGGATTATATCTTGTTTGCCATGCTTGCAGCATTCTTTCTTTAATTCTCTCAGAAAGAGTGTTAGGGCTCTTAAGTACTAATCCTGGTACCGCTCCATTCTTGAAGAAGTTATCTTGAAACTTCCTCATATTATCTAGTAAATACATAGTTCGATATGCTGGTTTTAATCGTGGTACTCCTCTATAAATTGATTTAAATGAGTTTTCTTTGATATGTATAATTTCTTTAGGAGTATAATCGATATGACCATCATACTCAAACTTATTTATATAAGTACTAGTATCAGAATGAATTGTTACGTTCTGTGCTGGAAGATGATAAATATGTCTTCCATCAAAATAGACGAAAATATTACCGTCAATCATTAAATCAATAATAAGATTTCTCTTAAAAGTATTGATATCCTGAAACGGGTTCGGTTCTTTATTAAGTAATAAATCTACACGAGTTTTTCGAACATTTTCTACTACTGGTGCGATTCCATTAATTTTTAATCCTATATCATAAGGAATATCTGAACTATCGTCTACTATCATATTCACAGCGCGATTAACTACTTCTAGTTCCTCGTACGCTGATCTGTAATTGTCCTTGCTTTCTCGGGTGTCAATTGTTAACCCTTCTTCCATGCCGATAAAAGACTGAGCAGGATTTAGTTTCTCCTCCTCAACTTGTCTGCCTAAAATTCTGTCATACCATGCCATGTTTTTCTCTCTGTATATTAACCCATCTCTTTTGCTTAAGTGCTGTCACTAACTTAGGTCGTTTACCATAAATACTGTGGAGCCTTTGATGGTGGGCTTTGCATAGTGTAGCAGCTTCGTGATAAATTTCATTTGTATACTCTTCAATGAAAAGTTCTCGAAGATTCATTATTTCATCTGCCGAGGTTATAGTAATTTTCTTACTCTTTAACCAAGTTTCAAGTAGCTCAGTCATTCCGTAGAAGTGGTGAAAGTCTAAGTTTTCTGTTTCCCCGCAAATATAGCATTGGGTTGCTTTCTTATACTTAGATTTCGCTTTATCTCTAACGTACTTGACTAAATCTCTTTTTAAATCCATAAAATCTCTATTTATTAAAATTATACCAAAATTTCACCTTTTTGTCAACAATTATTTTTTCGTTGGTCTCCACTAAAAAGTGCTCGCTGATGTCTCAAAAGTGTAAAGTCCATATCTTAAAGCGTCTGACATATGACTAGCCATATTATGTTTTGGCCTCTCTTTCATTAAATTGGGGTTATTATCCCACTGATACTGGTCTACTGCCTGCAGTACATGTTGACATTTTTGATCTACAATCAATTTGTTATTATCAATTATGCCTGCTGCATGTCCAATTCCGTCAAGAACAGATTTTTTAGCATTTATAGTAGATATATCGTAATTTTGGGCAAAATCAAAGCGAGTTTGTTGAGCTGCCGAATCGATATAAATCCAATCTATGTTATATTTGTCTACTCTTTTACGAATTTCTATTGCATGCTGTTCAGTAGTCCTCTCAGCATCAAGGTATTCATCTATTAGATAAAATTTCTCTTGATCCCAATCATATGCTATCACGCAAAAAGCCGTAGGATCCTTATACCCGACATCAAGACCAGCAAAAACGTCCATTTTACTAGTATCAAGTTGACTAAGGTCTGCGACACATTCTTCAAAATTAAAATTCCATACTTGTCCCTCATATGTGTTAAAATCTGCTAAGTATTCTTGTGAAAACTCAGCTTGGGACATCGATTTTTTAGCTTCTACGATATCTTCCTTACTAAATCTTGGATTTTCATGGTAAGTAGCTCTTATAGAAGCCCAATCTTTAAATTCATCACTATATCCTCTGTGATAAAAGTCTGCAAACCAATTATTTCGACCCCTTGGAGTGGAAATGAAGACGGCTTTGCTATCTTCTTTGTCTAATGTAGGACGAAGGGCAACATTAAACGCATCTTTTCCGTCAGCTAGCGCTGCTTCGTCGAAAATAATCAGGTCATATGATCTACCAACGGTAGAATCAACCTGATTAACCGAACCCATTCTTATAGTTGAACCATTAGATAGTTCAATTACCTTATCTTTTGCATTATCTCTAACCACCTCGAGATCAAAATGCTTTATAAGTTGCCTTTGTAAATCAAAGGAAATCTGCGATAAAGCATAATTTGGTGACATAATGAGTATGTGGGAACCCGGCACGAGTGAAACAAGCTGTCCAATGACATTTGTAATATATGTTTTTCCCTGACGCCTTGAAATGGCGGCACATACAAATCTATATTTTGGGTTATTTAGAGCATTGATTAATGCCCTTTGTGCTGAATTAGGCGTAATGCCTAATAAGTTCATGTATTCTGTGATTGGGAGTTTAATGAAGCGTTCCGAAGGGTCGAAAGCCATTATATCCTCATAAAGTATATCTTTTCTACTTATATCTAACATTAGTGAATTGTAGTTTCAGTTATAGTTTTAATAATAGGAGCTTCTAAAAGAACTCCTTCCGTATCACATACATTTAAAAGATAGAGATAGCCCATACAAACATCGCTCATCATCTGATCAGCCTCAGATATGTAACCTTCATTTTTTGCTTTTTTGTTCAAAATAGCTAAAGTAACGCTGCAAGTTTTTGCAACTTCCTCTAACCATTGATCTCTTTCTTCTATATGCATTATTTAGTTTACCTTCATTGGGTCTACATTTGTAAGTTTAACCTCAGCGTGTGCTGCAAAAATTACTTCATCGGGGTCTTTTGAAATTATAACTCTTTCTCCACTTGATAAGTAGATATTTCCCAATGTAGTTCCGTTTTGTGCAGTTTGTATAACAACTTCTCTAAGTGTTGAACCTGAATTATGAAGCATAACAAAATGAGCATTTTCAACAGTACTGGCTGTTCCAGTTCCTGTAGTTGCTGGTGTTGTTGTACCTAATATTCTTGCTATTTGCATATTTCTCTCCTATCGTCTCCTACGACGATCTTTCCTGCGTTTCTTTTGGCGGTACTTGATTGCGCGAAGCCTTTGCTTCGCAGCTTTCTTACTTTTAGAAACTCCAGGAGTATTATCGATTTTATACCCGCCTTTAGTTTTTCTTATTGGCATTTGCTTTTTCCTCTGCTTCGATCATTTTATCATGAATATCTACTTTACCATCAAAATTTTTATCTTGACCATTTAGTATATTTCGAATTTTTCTTGCGAGTTCTTTTATTTTTACCATTTCTTCGTTTTTTAGGACGGCCTCGTCTTTTACCATAAGTACCTTTGCCTTTAGGCATTATACTTCCGCCTTATAACAGGTCCAAGCTCCGTAGAGTAGTCCTGCAAATGCTAGTAATTTGGCCAATCCGCCTGTGAGTAGGATAACTAGACAACCTGCTATAATAACAGCTCCGTCCCAAGAAGTTCTCTCGGAAACTCTAGCTTTTAACCACTCCATTTTATTCTTTACCATATCCATTTATTTCTCCCATTTATTCTTTGGGCATGTAGCCCGCTTTAGTCTGACTTTTAAGGGCATGAAACAATTACATATGTCACATGTCTTAAAACCTTTAAGATGTGAACACTTTTCGCAAGTGTTCAGTCTATTCTGAATCCTTTTCTTCATCTTGTAGTTGGTCTGTTTCTCCATCTACTTTATCGGCTGCAGCTTTAACTGTACCTGCTGCTGTATCTGCTACAAAGGCTGTTGCATCAGCTACATCTTCTGCAACTGCGGATACCACTTTAGAAGCGGTTCCTACAGTCATATCTAGTACTCCTGTTGCGACTTCTTTAGTACTGTCTATAACTGCTCCTACTGATGCGCAACTTGCTATAAGTAGAGCAAAGATACCTAATATTAGGTTTTTCATTCTTTTTCTCCATATCAGTAATAATCTATCTACTGATTCGTGCCGCAATAAACTATCTGCGACTAATACTAGTTTTATTTATTAATGAGGTTTTAATAGTGTGCCCGCTTGATGATGATATAGTATATCATAAACAATTTCTAGACTGTGTACTAATAATACTAATGTTAATAAAAAGGCACATACTTTAAGCCATTTTATCATATGTTTCATTTATTCTGTCGTTTTGTCTGTTTTGTCTCTAGGGAATAAACCAACTGATGGTCTCTTAATCCCCTCCTTATTTTCCTTCTTTAATTCAGAAGGTGGCATTGTGACTTTACGATAATAAACTACCACTTCTTTAAGTTCGGTTATATATCGTTTAAGTTCTTGCATATTGTATGCCATTATTTCATAATCAGGTATTGACATAGCTAAAAATACTACGTCTCCGTGTTCTTCCTTTATATCTGCTACAAATTTATCTAGATTTGCTTCTGTAACTGCAAACCACATAGGCTCTTTCAAGTCTATTTCTCTGGGCATGACTGGTTGGATAATGGTTCGCTCAATAGGCTTAGCCATTATCTCTACTTGCTTAGTTTTACCCCCCAGAATGCTGCAACTGGAGACCATCATCGAGATTGTCAACAGTATCACTAAGTTTTTCAATATCTTCGAATATGTGTTTTGTTCCATTATTTATTTTCCTCTGCATTCCCTCAGGATCCTCAAGTACCTTTGCAGTAAGCTTGTATTCCTGAATAAATTGTGTGTATCTATTCAACTCTCTTTGAGCCGCTTGGCTTTTCATTGTCATTTCATTGAGTTGGGTTGTTTGGAGTTCAAAATCATTCTTCATAGTTTCCATAGCCTCTTTTTGAGTCTCTATTGCGCCCTCTAAAGCTAAATTATTAGCCTTTAAAGTAGCATTTTCACTGTATAACCAGTAGCTAGCTATTCCTAGTACTAGTAGTATTCCTATGAGCATTTGATTCATAATTCTTCTATCCTATAATTTAGTCCTTCCGCACCTGTGATTTCAACTAAATCTCCTTCATGCGTTCTAAATTTTAAATACTTGGGTTTCTTTGAGTAAAATTTCTTTACTGTATATGTTTTATCGTCAGAATCCCCCCAAGTTTGGTTATAACTGACGGTTAACTCGTATCGTGGAAAAAATTTTGATACGAGCCATAGCCAAAAAGCTTTAATTCTAGCTTTTAGCTTGTTCACTGAGCTTCTTCAATCCTGCTTCAGCATCTTTTTTAGTAAGATAGCCGCAAACGTTACCATTCAAATAAAATTTCCATAAATTATCTTTATCCTTAAAGATACTTCCGTCTTTCTTAGGTTTGACTGCTTTCAGATCTTTAGTCTGATAATCTTTTTCCATGTTTTTCCTCGTAATTCTCGATAGCTTTTTCTATCGCCTCTTCTGCAAGTATGGAGCAATGAATCTTGATAGGCGGCAGACTTAGTGTTTCAGCAATTTGTTTATTCGTGATGTCTTGCGCCTGTTTCAGAGTTTTGCCCACTAGTAAATTAACTA